GTTTTTTATTTTTGTCTTTGGTATTTCTTGGCATTCTTTTGTAAAAAAGGGAGTCACAAAAGGAGTCACAAAAAGGAGGGTGAACCTCCTTAAAAGTCTATATACTTTGCAAAGCGTTCTCCGATGTCGTCTTTTGCTTGCTTGGTTATGTGAGTATAAACGTTCATGGTCGTTTTTAAGTCGGAATGTCCTAACCGATGTTGGACTTGCTTCAAAGTCATACCAGCGTCAAAACAAAGGCTGGCATGTGTATGTCTGAATCCGTGGATTTTAATCGGACGCAAGTCGCTACCTTCCACAATTTTGATAAGCCACTTTCTGGGTAATGTGCTTGGAATTGGCTTTTTAAATTCATTTTCAAAGATGTATTTGGTATCTGGATTTTGCTTTCTCCATTTTTTTAAAATGCTTTTTGTCTTTTTATCTAAGCTGATTAGTCGATTACTGCTGACCGTTTTGGTGTTGCCTATTTCTTCGCCTGCAAATCCTCTTGTAATAGCCTTGTTTATATCCAGAGTATTATCTGTCCAGTCATTCCATTCAAGGGCTAAAATCTCCCCTTTTCGAGCCCCTGTGAAGGCTAGAAGACGAAATAGAGTTATCTTCTCTAGATCCTTTGTTTTGGAGACAAGTTTTAAGAATTTTTGAAGTTCATCTTTGTTGTAAAAGTCGCTTTTGCCCTCTGATTTCTTTCTTGTCGAAGTAATCACGCTGTCGACTGGATTGGTATCGATATATCCATGCCTAATTGCGTATTTAAAAACATTATTCATCAATCCCTTTAACTTACGACCATAGACTAATTTTCTAGACCATTCATTGACTTGATCTTGCATTTGAAGGGGAGTGATACTAGCTATTTTTCTATTGCCAAAAGCTGGATAGATGTGATTCTTGAAGTTTCTAGATGTCTTGATATAGGTGCTTTCTTGGACAGTTTCAGAGTAATCTTTGAGCCATTTTTTTGCGATTTCCTCAACCGTGATTTCCTTCCTGCTTTGCTCACCACTCTCAATATCATCCTGCAATTGAAGTAGTGCTGCTCTTGCTTTTGCTTTCGTTTCAAATCCACGTCGAGTAGCGTATTGACTATATCCGTTAATTTTCCCGATATAGGCACGGAACATGTAAGCAGTCTCACCGTTTTTCTTTTTATAAGACTTAATTTCCATTGATTTTTACCTCATTTCTTGATAAAATGGGTATAGTAAAGAGGGCTTTTTAATGCCTTTTACTATACTAGCTGATCCTCACACTCAAAGTTTGGCGATGGAGAGTGTGGGGATTTTTGTTGCTTTTTATTACTGTTCGTTGTAAAATAGTGATGAAAGGTGGTGCAATAATGTTTTCTTTTTTTACTAACGTCACCAAAGAGCGACAAAAGATGGAGCAGTCTAAAAAAGAAATGGAATTGCGCCACAAAGAGTTCGCTGATAGAGTCCGCATGGATATCCAAACAGGTGAGGAAGAACTCACTTTAAAAAAAGAGTTCTTTAATCAGCGTTATGGACATCTATTTCGTCCTCGAAATAAATAGCAATAGGTCTTACGAGGTGATCATCTTTGTTTACCATCCCAAAAGAACCAAGCATAATATTCAAGATTGTTGTTGGAGCGTACCTCAACATCAAGTTACTATCTTTCATATGTGAGAAATCGCTAGGTATTTGTTCGTCAAAAATTGAAGAGCAGATACCTAGCATTTTTATTTTCCTTTTTCCTAGTTGCATAAAACTAAGCTGAACACTCTGAACTCGAAGAAATTCAAGCGGAAGTATGCTGAAGGTATTACTAATTTTGATTAGATTTGTGTCAGGCAATAACTTTGTTAAGTAAGAAGACACATGCTTCATCATCTCAAAGTTATTCCAACTGTTCCTGGAAAGTTCTTTTTGGATTTGTTTATTCTTAGGTAGGTGTTTGTCTTTGCTCTTTATTTTCCTCAATTCTGATTGTAGCGATTTAAATTCATCGTATCCAGGAAGTAAAAATTCTATTTCTTCTAAATCACTTGTATTTGCTAATTGTTCAAAGTTAAATACCGTCAACTCTCCAGATACAGAAATTAAGTCACCATCTTGATAATCGCTATGTTTTATAAGTTCTTTCGCCTCAAGACCAGTGATAAGCAAATCTAACGAATAATCATCAAGAGCAGTTTCTACTAGATTTTTATTTGACTTAGAAAATACAAAGTTGTAACTATCAACATTAGTATTAGAATAGCTTCCTGCTGCTTTTAATAGAGCAGAGAGACCAACGTCACTGGATGTGGTTATTTGCTCTGTACTTCCTTCAGTTCTAGCATCGCTTTCTCCATCTTCATTCACTAACTTAGTTATCAGACCTGAGTTTTGCTGAGCTAACAATGAATTGACTAGTTTTGTATCTAAATAAATTATTTCTTTCATTGTTTTCACCTTCTTATTTTTCTCTATACACACTGACAACCTCCCCAATAGTCCGGATGTCGTCATTCTCTGTCAGGTGGATTTCTTCGTAGCTATTGTTTAGACTTTGCAAGTACCAACTGCCGTTATAGTCACGTTTCAGCTTTTTAACAAAGTTTTTACCATTGATTTGGAAAATGCCGATGTCGTTGATATCTACTTGATTTGTGACCTTGATAAAGAGCAGGTCGTTATCTTCAATCATTGGTTCCATGGAGTCACCAGCCACCTTAGCGATAGTGTCGTAGTCTTCAGGGACATCTTCGGCACGCAGTTTTACTTCCATGTGGAGGTTGTCTTCTTGGAAAGTTCCATGTCCTGCTGCAACCAAGCCTTCTACGTAGTCGGTGATATAGTCGTCATCTTGAGACTTATCAAAGATTGAGACAATCTTAGAGCTGTTTTGTTCTTCTAGTTGTTCCTTGGCATAGTCAAGGACTTTTTCTTGTTTAGGCTCTTCAAGCTGGTTGTAGATGGTTAGGATTTCAGGGTGTGAGTCGGGAGTACCTAATAAGGGAGAGAATATCTCAGGTCTAATACCCAAAGCTGAACAAATTTTTATAGCATTTTCAACATTAGCATTCATTATTCCTCGTTCCAATATAGAACGAACAGTTGAATAAGGCATACCATTTTCTTCTGCAAAGGATTTTACAGAACTATAACGAGAAAGAATAAGTTGTTTTAGTTTATCTTCGTTCATAGTTACCTCTCTTTCTATCTTCATTATAACACACGATTTTTCGTATGTCTATTAAAAAAATTAAAAAAAATATGAATTTTAGCGTTGACAAACACGAAAAATAGTGTTAATATTGTCTTAAGCTCAAATGAGCTTGATTTTAAAAATAAAAAACACGAAAAATCGTGTTAGAAAGGAAAGATTATGCTGAATATTGATAAGGCACGCAAAGAAAAAGGTGTAGCAATCGTAGATATGGCTGATTTTTTGGGTGTAAGAGCTCAGACAGTAAGTGACAAAATTAGTGGCACTTACGACTTTAAGTTTACCGAAGCACTTGCGTTACAACAAAAATTCTTCCCAGAATACGATTTAGGATATCTTTTCACTCAAGCAGTAGATACTGCTTAATTTTAAAAGCTAAAACACGAAAATTCGTGTTAGAAAGGAGTAGGATGGAAGAATTTATTGATGCTCTTGAAAAAGAAAAAGACCACCTTGAAAAAATCATTAAGGTAGTCAGCTCTGGTGGTAAATTTCTGAGATTGCCGTATCAAAAAAAGTCACGCTCGATTAGTGAGAATCTGAAATTGATTTCTCAAAATCTTGATAGACTGAGTGAGCAAGTTCGATAAACCAAGCTTCGGCATCCATGATTTCAAGATGACGAAAGAAACCTGTTTTGGTTTCCAGTTCGGAATCGTGTGCATAACGTAATATTTCTCTAGCAAAGATGGTTTCAAAATCAAAATCTTTACCATCATCGTAGATGTCGCGTTTGCTTGCTATTGTCAAATATTCTTTAAAAGTCATAAGGTTAACTCCTTTCTGCTTATATTATAGCAGAAAAAGATGGAAGAACAGAAAGGAGCAGAGATGGAAAAAATTATAGCTTACTCTGTCGAAGAGTTGTACGAGAAGGTTGCGGAACAAGAAAAACGCATCTCAGAAATTGAAATGAGTTTAGGGATTAAACCTCAGGAAGAAACTTTAACATAAATTTAGATTTGAAAATCTGAATGATAATATCTACATAGTTTTTAAGTTGAGACAATGAAATGCTGGTACTCTTATTCCAATGGGTATAGCCGTTACCGACTATTCGGATAAAATGAAGAGCGCTTTTTAGAAGGTCGTCATCTTTTACATACCTATCAATGGCATTGTTAAAAGTGAATTTTGGATCAGATAAATATTCTTTTGTATCTAATTCAAACGCCAAGGCATAATCTTTAATTAAGCATTCGATAGCAGAGCGGTAGCCTGTTCCTGCGATGTTTTCCAATCCCATCTTTTCGGCCTCAATCGCTTCACTGTAAAATTCTACAAATCTAGGGGCGTGGTCAATGAATAGACGATCTATATCGGTAACAATTTTATTGGGATAAACAAGAGCCATAGTTGTTTTATCATCTTGATTTAAATATTCTTGGCTTGTCATGTGGTATTTCTGACAAGCTGGACAACGATGGTGCAGAGTAAAAACATAACCTTCTTGGGTATCTAATCTTCCTACTTCGTGGGTGGTTGGATTGTTTCCGATTCCACACAAAGGGCAAGTTTGAGGAATTTCGATAGTTAAAAGTTTCCCAATTGTACTGAAATAATAGTCAACAGTAGATATTTCCATAAGATTTCTCCAATCGTTTTATTTTGATTATACCACATTTGAAAGGGGGTGAGGAAATGAGACCAAAACGATATCCGTATAGCGGGAAAAAAGGGCATGCCTTCGCAAAGGCAGACCCTGAGTTAGTAGAAAAACTTTTAAGACCATATAGTTTTTATATCGATTCTGAAAGTCTGACAACAAAATTAAAAACTGAAAACATTAGTGTTCACAATAATATTCACATTAGTATTTAAGGGGGCATTATGGAATCATTGATAATTTCAATTTTAACATCTTTTATTGTGACATCAACTATGATGCATTACCACATTTATAAAGTAAATAAACTATACGAAAAATATATGGATTTTGAAAAATCGAGTGTAGAAGAATTTGCTAAATCAATTACAAGCAGACTTCCAAAAAATTCTTCCCAAGAGGAGTAATGGTAAAAGATGAATTTAGATAAGGGGGTGAGGAGATGAGTATCAATTCAATGACTGTTGAAGTTAAAGTAAATGTTAAGAATATTGATCAGTTTAATGCTCTTGTTAAAGACTTTAATAAAAAAGCTCACGAGCTTGAAAGTATTGCTCATGAGCTGAATAGATTTCGTTTTGAAGCAGATATTCTATCAAGTGATGGCAACTAATTCAAAAAAGGAGAGAAAGACATGTTGGAAGAATTTCTTGAACGTATAGCCAAAAGCCTTGAGTCTATAGATACAGAACTAAAGATAAGAAACGAAGACAGAAAGCTTCTTCTTAATCAAGCTGAAGCAATAGAAAAAATTTGCTTGAATATCAAAGAAGACCCTTTCGGTCTTAACGATTTAAAAAGAAAAGCATTGGATGATAGAGTTAAACAAAAGGAATAACAGACTTAATTTTAGCCGCAAAATCTAAGACATTTTCTATCCGTTCTTTGAGAGTTGGTTCTCTGAACTGATTTTCAAGTTCAGCGATTGCTTCGGTTGTTAAATACAGGGTGTAGAACGTGTTATCAGCTTTGGTGCCAGTGATATATCCATAGTTATCTAATTCATAACATGTATCTAAAATATCTTCTTCAGACCATTCAGACATAATGTTATTTTTCAGATAATTTATGTTTTGGAAGTTTCTTGCTTGCTCTTTAGAAATTTCATCCTTGCGTCTTGTTAAGTATTCTGCGTACATGGAAGTTAGTAGAAATTTAGCGTCATTTGTTAGATTATTCATGATATTCTTCTCCTTTCTATTGGAATTTTGACTAAAACAGTGAGAGGTCCTAGTCGAAATTATTATAGCAATTTAGGAGAAAAAAACATCCGTCTCAAGACCGATATAGGAGGTTAAATGGAAGATAAAATCATCGAATTAGCTGATTACTTCATCAGAGAGAACACAACGTACAGAGAAGCTAAGATAGCATGTGAGAAGCTATTGAAACAAGTCAGCCATGAGATAGAACTCAGGGCGATGGAAAGTAAGACAGTCTAGAAGGCAACAAAAAGCACCTGACGGCAATCAGGTGCATACTTAAATATTCAACATGATTATAACACGAAAGAGAGGAAATTGCCAATGGCTTTGGAATTGTTTGGAGAAGATTTTAAAAACGAACTGCTTGAAGAACTTGTCCAGTTGAATGTGAAAGCTATGACTGAAGCTAAAATGCGAGTGGCAAGAGGCACGAACTGGGCTTCAATCAAAGATGTTCAGGAAAAGACGGGCTGGGGTCGTAAGAAAATTGAAGATTTCAGAGATGCAGGGAAATTCCGCTACCAGCAAAATGCAAAAGGCGGCAAGTATTTATATGACATAAACGATGTACTTCGGTTTCAAAGTCAGTTAGCAAAGTGAGGGGAAAATGAATCTATTAGCAAGATTAAAAAGCTGGTTATCCAAAGAAATAAATACTGACTGGAGAATCGTAGCTTTGGATTTAAACAGAGCATTGATTGACCTTCAAGAAAAATACCAACAAGCGAATCAGCAGATAGCTGATCTTGAAAATATCGTAGCAATCTATAAAGAAAAGGAAAATGCTAAATGATGGAGTACATTTACTCGGTAACAATCGTAGGAATTGGACTATGGTCGCTAGTAAATAAACTAGATGACCATGCTGAAAAGAAGCGGAAAGAACGCCAGCGAATAGCGAGCAGTATCGCACGCATGAATCTGAGAAATTCAGACAAACAATTTACTTATGATGTGGAACCGCCAGAAGGGCTAGTTAAGGAGTAGAAAGATGACACAAGCGGAACGAATTAGGGAATATTATAGAGAGCACCCTGCTGCCTCATATGATGAAGTGGCTGAGGTTGTCGGAACAACAAAAAGCAACGTAAGTGCAAACCTGGCCAAAGACATCAAGGCAGGCAGATGCGTTCGCTTGGAAGACAAGTCATACGACTACTCGCCTTACTATAACCATACACAAGCGCTCACGGAGTTGGTCGACTGGAAGAATGACAACAGACGTGAGTGGGTGGATATGCTGACAAGAGCAGCAGAGAAAGAAACGGATAGCAACGTTATGCGTTTGTTAATCAAAGAAGCTAATAAATTGATGAAAGAGGTGACGAAGTAGATGGTTCGAAATAAATTGACAGATTTAACCAATACTCTTTTTGCCCAACTAGAAACGTTGGACGATAGGGATCTTACTGCTGATGAATTAAAAGTGGAATTGCAGCGCTCGAAACAAATGGTCGCCATCTCAGGCCAAATCTTACAAGCAGGTCAATTGGCCTTGGATGCCGAGAAGTTCAAAGATAAGGTAGGTGAAGTCAATGCCCCGA